CTACACGACGCTCTTCCGATCTGGGTCGATGTCCCGCTCAAAGATGCACTTCTCCCGCCAGTCCGGAATGGACAGCTGCGCGTACACGTCTTCGCGCACATCCTCCTCAAACTCCAGCATTCCCGAACGGAAGCAATTGGAGCGGGAGTTGATATATAGCACTTCCTGCATCGTAAAGAATTCAAACGTAGGTACGCCCTGCTCTGCAGGAGCCAACAGCACCCCCCTCTCACGAGTGGACACTGCAACCGCGCTCGTGGCGTAGTTCAGCACCTTAATATTCTGCGTATCCAGCATGTCACAACTTCCTTTCCATCTTTGATTAGGGGACGGCTCAAGGCTCGCTTGATCCGCTCCCCGCATTTCCTTGATAAAGGCTTACTTCGCCATCACAATCTTGGCGGCGTTCTCCGGATCGGTGAACACCCAGCCAAAGTTGTAGCCAGTCAGCTTCAGGTGGATACGCTCCTCGTGGATGTCCGTATCCTGAAGCACACGGGCTTCACCACGGGTCAGGGCATAGCCCACAGGCGCAGCGATACCGAACACACGCTTATCGGGGATCAGCAGAGAGCCATCGGGCTGCTTCTTCTGACCAGAGAAGCCCAGCAGCTCCATACCCGCATACTCGGCCAGGAAGCCATCCGTGTTGTACATGGTCTTGCCGCTGTCGGTCGGCCAGCGGTTCGCCTGAGCCAGCTTGCTCATGGCCTGACGATACTTGTTCAAGCTGAAGGCGAAGGGACGGGAGCCGTCCGACATGTCCTGAAGATACAGCGCCAGCGCATCCGCACTAGCTTCGGTGGGGACAGCGCCAGTCTCAGCAATGTAGTTGGGGTTGCCCTCGGTAATGGCAGCATCCAGCGCGTTCAGCACCATAGCCACCCGCTTGTACTCCAGCGCTTCACGCAGGTAGTTGGTCATGTTGGCGATGGTGCGGTAGCCGCCCCGGCGCAGATCCTGCATGGAGATGTCAGTCTCCGCCTGAAGCATCCGCCAGGTGGGGGTCATGCTGGTGTGTGCCAGGAAAGAACGGTCAACATTGCCGCCAGGGATCGCTTCATGCACCTGGATGGTGTTGTCCGGCTCGGACACAATGGTCACATCGTCAAACTCGTCCACATTGCCCTCATGGAACATGCGGCCAATCAGCTCGCTGGGGGCGGTCACTTCATCGCTCGCCAGCGCACGCACGACCATGGCGGACAGCTCATGCTCCGGGTCGCGGCCAGTCTTGCCCAGCTCCTTCGCCCAGTTGTCCACATAGGAGTTGAACTCCTTTTCCTCAGCGTTCAGCTCGTTGCCATAAACGACATTGCTAGCCCATTCGGTCACTGCCTTGGGGCTGCCCATGGCTTCAGAAATCTCAAAGCTCATGCTATCTTCCTCCAATCAAAAAAGCCCCGCATGGGGGCGTCTGTGTATAGGGATGTGTGCTACAGGGCTAGACTTAGTCCGCACCCTTCTGCTTGGCAATCTTCTCGATGATGTACATCTTCACGCCCAGCGCGTTGGGGTACTCACCGTCAAACAGCCACTCGGTGTCATCGGCAGAACCAGCCTTCACAAACTTCTCACTTTCCACCTTCAGGAACTTGCCCTTGGTCAGACCAGCAGCCGTCACCTCGGTGGTGGCATAACGCTCGCCCAGCACGGTGGGGATGCGATTGTACAGGGCGTTCTGCGCTACGGTTTCAAAAGCCAGCTCGTTGGGGTCGCCCACCGCATTGATGCCGTTATAGTTGCGGGGCACATCCACCAAATACGCGCCGCCGCCTACGGGAGCACCACGGGTCAGCTTCTTGTCAGCAACTACCTGCTTAATGGGCTTATTCTCCTGCACCATCAGTCGATACAGCATTGTGCATTACCTCTCTTTCATCATTCAGGCACGATGCAGGAACTTCCGCATCGCACCAATCTTGTCCACAGCACCCTCATCCTGCGCCAGCGAGCGCCGGGGAGCAATCTGCTTCGTGACTTCTGCCATTTCAGGCACAGACTTCTTCTGCATCGTGCGGTCAAAGATGGCCGCCTTCAGTTCAGCCGCCTTTTCCTGCTCGATCATTTCTGCAATCTCGCCGCTGGCCAGCTCCTCCTCGGTGAAGCAACCCGCCCCGGATGCCAGAGCGCTCAGTTCAGCCACGGCAGCATTATGGGCTTCTTTGGCTTTCTGGGCTTCTGCGGCTTCCCACTTCGCCTTGTAGGGCTTCAGCTCAGCCACCTCCGCTTCCAGCTTTTCCACCTGCTCACCGCGAGTCTTGTAGCCTTCGCTCAGCTCCATCAGGGGCAGTTCCATGCGGATGCGGATAGGCTCGCCAATGGCCACAGTGTCGCCTTCGACCTGATACTCATACTGGTCAAACTCCAGGTCCAGCATATCGTCCGTCTTCACCCAGATACGCTTCTCTTCTGGGAACACCATGGACACCCAGGCATACACGGACGACTTTTCATGCACTGCTTTTCGCAGCTTGTCATGAATATCCCGCATGGTCAGCGTGGACACCTCCGTGTCCTGCGCGGGCGTATCCTCCGCCTGTTCAGCCGCAGGAGCCTGCTCCTCCGCAGTGTGGGTCTGCTCAGCCGCAGCGGGAGTCTGCTCCTCGACAACTGCTTCAGCTTCCTCAACTGACGGGATCTTCTTATCTTCCTTCTCCATTCGTTTCACCTCGTCTCCCTCTCGTGCCAGCATGTCCATGGACAGCGCTTCCGCCACCATCCATTCACAATCCATCTGCTCCTCCTGTTCACTCGCCACGGAAACCACTTCTGCATTCACGCCATAGGCCGGGGTCGCATATTCATATCCCAATAGCGCGTCCCCAATAAAGGCGTAGTCTGTCAGATATTTGATACCATCCTTAAAGTGATACTGGGTCACTACGACCTCCCAGGAGGTGTATAGCTTCCCCAGGTTGAACAGCCGCTGAATCGCCGCCACCACGTTTTTGTTGTCCTTCCAAATGACCTGCTTGGCAATCAGACAGGGTAGGGTCATCTTTTGATGGTCAAAGGTTTCCACCTCACGGGGTTCGATCCGCACCTCCGTATGTGTGCCGATCTTCTCCGTGCCGAAGATGACCTCGCCCGTTGCCAGCTTTTTGGCTTCATGCCCCCGAAAGGTGGGCAGACCCTGTGCATTTTTGGTGTATTTCGCCTTCACAGGCATGTTCACCAACGTCTGCGCCAGGGCAAGCGTTGCCGCCTGTTCCTCCGCTGTCTCGCCATAGTCCATTTGCCGTCCATTCGCGTTGGGATAGTTATAATAGCCAACGACCGTTTCCAGCTCCAGATAATGCTTGTTCTCCGACAGCTCGATCTCGCGGGAGCACCAGCTTGTGTTTTCACGCATTGTCTTCACCCCCTTCGTACAAAACGCCGAACTCCATGTCACCAAGGGGTCTGGGCGCAGTGCGCAGCGAGCGGAGCCAACGCCAAAGCCGACCAATACAGGGACATCGAATCCTATGCCTTCTCATTCGCCCACCCCTTAGCCGTTCGTCAGCGCGTCATATCGCTCTTTGTCATAGGCTTGTTTGTTCAGCTTCTCCGGGTCGTCTGTTACAGCGGGCGTGCGACCGCCCTTGCCGCCCAGTCCCTTCTGCGAACCCGCGCCCCCGCCAGAGCCACCTCCAGAACCGCCGCCAGAGCCGCCATTGGCTCCACTGGCTGTAAAAGCTGTCAAGCGCGGGGCAAACACCTTGTCCAGATGCTCCTCATTCTCAAGCTCACGCTTGATTTTCTCATCCTCCAGGCTCAAGCCCAGCGTCTCATAAGCAGTCTGATAGCTGCAATTCAGGCGGGAGAACAGCACGTTCGCCAGCTCCACCTTCATGCCCATCTCCATCATTTCCGCATCAATGATCTGGATGTCAGGGGCAAGCTCCGGGGACAGGCCGTGATCCCGCAAGACCCCGCGATACCACTTGGCCAGCACGCCCTCCAGCTGCTTGGAGATGCGGTTGATGCGCTTCATCAGCTGCTTCAGCGAGATGTTGGCAATGGACATGGACTGCGAGCCGCCATCCATCAAAAAAGAGATGCCCAGCGTGGACATCTCAGCGGTGCGGTAGTATTCCATGCTCTTAACGTCCGTCATCTCTGCCCTGGGTTCAACATATGCAACTTCTTTGACCGAGGGCGGCAACGTGGCGACTACGATCTTCTGCTTCCAGGCATCCAGGAAATTCCGGTGGGCATACGTCTGGTCGCCGTAGGTGTCCCGGTTGTACTCGCTGCCCATGATTTCCTTGTTCATCACCTGCACGATAATTTTCTTGGAGCGGGCTTTGGCGTTCATCCGGTCTGCCGTTTGAAAGGCTTCCAGCACCAGCGTGGGGTACAGCGCCCGGAAGATAGGCGAAAGCCCATACTTCTGGTTCTGATTCCCGATTCGCAGCGTGCAGGTGTTCTCAATGTTTAGGACAGCATATTGCTCCTTGTCCTTGTACGCCTTATAGACCTCCGGGGGATAGGTCGCTTTGATCTCCTGCTCCATGTTGTCAAAGAACAACCCCTTGCGCTTGCGATTCTTGGGGTAGCTCTTACTAAGCGCGGCCTGGAGCGCTTGCATGTCCATCATCACATAGGGGTCGCCGCCCAGGTCATAATCGCTGACCAGCGCCGTCCCCACAGGATAGTAGTCCACGATATAGTCCGTACCCTGGGGCGTTTCGATCTTCCGGCAATAGCCAATAAACGTGCCGTCAATATAGGTGGTTGTGACAGCGGTTGTAATCAGCTTGGGCAGGTTGATCTTATCGTTAAAGTCTGCAATGATACGCTTCGCTTCGTCAATGTCCGCCTTACGGTACGCTCCGCGCTTGGGCGCTTTATAGGACAGACGGATCTCGGTGTTCACGTTGTTCTCCAGCGAATCAGCCGTGATGCCAATAATGTCATCCTTGTTGACGTACCGGTGGGTCAGCGCAATGATTTGCGTGGTTTTCGTCACATCGCTCTGGGGCGCGTTCGCCAGATTCTCCAGCGTAGCGTAGTCCAGATCGGTCGCGGATGTACCGCCTGATAAATAAGTGGAGTAGTTCCGATTTGCCGGGTCGAAACTTCTGGCGGCTTCATCCTTGCGCTTGTCATAGCTGTACTCCATCTCGCCATCCTCGGTAATCTCCGTAATCAGCGCACCGTCTACCTGCACGTTAAACCCTGCTTCTTCCAATCCCATCCCCTCCTTTCCTTAAAACTCCACCGCCGAAACCAATGGGACATGCTCTACCGCCACAGGCTCCGGGGGTTTGTTGATAACCTGCCCTCGCCGCATCTGCGCCAGCTGCCAGCATAACAGCCCAAACGCAAAAACGCGGTCATCGTGCATGATGCCGCGCTTGTCTGGGGGGAAGTTATAGGTCACTGTATCCGCTGTGCGATACTCACACATGGTCGTGATCTCCGTGCGCAGCAGGTCGATGTTTGTCAGCGCGACCTGCTCCTCAAGTGACAAAGAGTGACGCCGCTCCTCGCCGTTCTCGTCCACAAACACCACATAGTCCTTGCTCACATCATACTCGGTGGGGAACTCGACCACACCCAAGCGCACCATGTCTTTCATGGCTTGGAAGATCAAGCTCCGATTGCCCTTGGGGTCAACCAGCTTCATGATGTCCACAGCGTTGCGATAGACATTCTTGGCTGTCTCGTTTGCCTTGTGGGTCGTATCGATCAGCCCTCGGTGGGTCACGCCGTCCTCGCTCTGCCAGTCCTCCAGGAGATAGTCGCTAACGCCGCCGATCAGCTGTCCTGCCGCACCAGCATCGCCTACGACTGCAATAATGTTCTCATAGTCCAGCTTGCCGCTGGATGTGCCGTTGTAGGCCAGTAGCATGCGCTTGAACTCTTTGACCTGGTCTGGCAGCCGCATGGGCGTTTTCTTCTTGGAGCTGGTATCCACCAGCGAGTTGACATTCACCAGCTTCATTCTCCAGCCGATTTGCGGGTCGTTGATGATCTCCGCCACCTCGATCACCGAGTTATCGTTCATGCGGGCAGAGTCCCAGCTGAACATGAACTGTCTGCTCCCGTCCGGGTTGTCCAGCTGGGGCAGCTCCTGGCGGGTGTGCTCCATCAGATCACGCATGGTCAAAATCTGCCCTTCATGCACGCCCGTGGAGAAGTGGTTGTATAGCTCCCGCGCACCCTTCTCCGGGTTTGTGGTCATCAGCTGCTCCACCTTGTCGGGACTGATAAGGGGCACAGGGCTTGGTACGCCATGCACCTTGGATGCCAGACCCACATCTGCGGTAAAGTCGCATACGAAATACCTGCGGTCGCCCATCAGCATCTTGCGGGCGAACTCCCGCGTCTTGATATAAAAGGGGGAGTCTGTGTCGCTGGCGGACGAGCCATAAATGATCTGTCGGGGGAATCCTTTGGGTTCCAGCCGCAGGTCAACACCGCCGCCCAGCTTAAAGTCTGCGCTCTGATTGACGAAGTTCTCCACCTGCACCATCAACTCGTCTGATACCCAGCCCGCTTCATCAATAAACAGCAGGTGCGCACGGCGACCTTTTACACTGGTCGGGTCGCTGTTCAGGGTATGAACCTCCGCCGCGTTAAACAGTCTCAGGCGAAACCCGTTCACATCGTGGATAAACCCCGTACCGCCGCCCTGGGGCGAGCCATCCACCTCGTTCATAAACACATCGGTCGAACCCACAAAGGACTCGATTTCCCGCTTGGCGATATGCTCCAGCTTCAGGAACACTTCCTTGGCCTGTGCGCCCACGTTCGAGATGCAATAGCTGATGTGATAGGGGAACAGCACGGAGCGCAGCATGATGTAGATTGCCGCCTTGGTGGTCTTACCCAGGTTTCGTCCCTCCAGCCATGACGCGAACTGGGATGTCCATGTATTGCCAATGGCGTAGGACTGATAGTCCATGCTGGTGATGCCAAACACGCGCTCTGCAAAGGCAACCGGGTATCGCCGTCCCCAGCGGATCAGCCGGGCATAGCGGTCATAGGTCTCCAACCGCCGCTGGGAGTACATCTTCTGGCTCTCCGGGGAGAAAATGGTCAAGCTCATGCTTCGCCCTCCATTTCATCCTCAGAGGGGGGACGCCACTGCTTGGAGAGCTTCTCCTTTAAATCCCGAATCTCGATCCGCGCCAGACGAAGCGCTTCCTCGGTTTCCATCAACTTGGTCGCCTGTTCGGCATTGACCTCGCTCTGTTCCGCCACCATCTTCGCGTACTCGTCCCCGGTGAAGTTCAGCTCGTCCATCAGTGCGCGGGCATTGATCTGCGCCAGCTCCTGATATGACCCCCTCAACGTAGCGTCCACCACGTTGGCTTTCACATCATCAAAGCCCTCGTCCATCAGCTCTTTCATGATGCCCGTCAGCGTCTGCTTCCTGCCCGCCTTGTGAGAGTTGCCCTCCTCCGAGATGCCGTTGGCGCGGGCAGTCGTGTTGACAGAGGTCTGCAAGCTGTTCTTCGTGGTCAGTAGCCGCTGGATTGCCGAGCCTTCCAGATTGGGGTTCCGCAGCATGTCGTTGACCAGCTGCTCGATCTTGTCAATCTGCCATAGGCTCTTAACGATGGAGATTACGCAATTCCGCTTATGCCCATCCTCTGCCACGGCTTCGTCTGACAGATAAGATGCCAACGTGTTGTACAGAAAACGCTTGTCCTCGGATGTATAGGATTCATCGTCAAAGCAATCGTACCCAACGGTGGACAACACATAGGTGCGGTTCCGCTTATCGCTTTCCCGCCACCGGGACTCCGCGCATACCTGTGCTTCCTCCTTGGACACGAACACCCTGCCATTCAGCCCCCACTCCACCAAGTTATCTCCAAAAGACTTCTTGTTATAGCCGGGGGTGTTGAGCAGCCGGAAGTAAACACCCAGCGCGAACTCCTTATCATTATTGGTCAAGTGGATGTACAGCGGCTCTGCAAAATAATGCCCTGTCAGACTGCACGTCAGCAGCAGCGCCAGCCGTTCATTCCTGAACCGGGCGCGGTACATTTCAAACGCTTCCCGTGCGCAGTCCATGCAAATGGTGCTGTACCCGTCATTCCCTTCCACCCATGGGG